ACTCCCGTAAGGGAGTCGGGTCTAGGTTATGGCGGAGCACCTATGCTTGAATACAGGAGAATATCCATGAATGAGTTTGATCGCGTCCGTAAGGCCGAAAGGTCCCATGGTCGTAATTGCCTCATGTATGGCTTCTTTTGCATTCTTACATGGTGTGCTGTCATCATCTGGATTCTCAAGGGTTAAATTCCCAAGAGAGCCTGTAACCTAGTTCGGCATAGCCGGACTTTGTAGAGGAGTGTCATGAGCGACGATCGTGAAAGCCATACCAAGGATACTTTTATCGTTGGTTATGATCGAAAAACGGGCTTCGCCTATGGAAATGACGTCAGGGAAGAGAAACTCTACCCTGGTATCACCACCAAAAGCGATTATAAACCCGGTACTTCGACTGGATATGTGCCTGGCATTGCCTGGCGCTTTCCTACTTTCTGGGAGCGTGTTGTCAGTGAAATCACTGGCGATGCCCCTGTCGTCATCTATGAGTCGGATAATCGTACGCACTACTTAACGTACGAACGGAGTGGTCAGGCTTTGTCCTTACCATTCTATCCTTCTGATAGCGCTCATACTGGTGGTATTCTCGAACAATGCGAAGCAAAAGCGACCACAACGGGTTTGAACGGTCTCCGTTCTACTCGTGGTCCGAATGAACCTCCTGAAAGGAAGAACATTCAGCTTCAACTTGGGGCAGACGCCGCTGAGGTCAGGAAATCCCTGGACATGATGGGCGGGGCCATGAGTAGTACGCTGGAAGCCTTTAAACAGGTTCGTCAGCGAAATTACTTCGGAGCTCTTGAAGCTCTCGGCCTCTCTGGTAAGATTTCGCATCTCGGTCGTGACCCGGCAAACGCCTGGTTACAGTTGCAATATGGGTGGAAACCCACAGTGCAATCGGTATACGATACTTACAAGAAAATGCACGAAAAGGTTCGCGATAAAGCTCTGACCTTTAGTTCGGTCGGAACCGCGGGTGGTTCGGATCAAGATAAGAGGATTTATCCTCACATTCTTGGCACGCATCACGAAGCTATCTTCACTTACCATTGTAAGGTGAAGAGTCAATTCTACTTCAGAATTGACAACCAAGTTCTCGGCACTATTGACGAGATTGGTTTGCTTAACCCTGCTTCGGTGGCTTGGGAATTACTTCCCTATTCATTTGTTGTCGATTGGTTCATTCCTGTTGGCAACGTGCTCTCAGCCCTTTCCGCTACGGCGGGCCTCGAATTCGTCGCGGGTTATCAGTCGACTCTTGAAGAGCGCAGCCTATCTTCGCATGTTGTGAAGAATCAGGACACTGGTAAGGATACCAGTGTGCTTTCCGGTGGTTCTTACCACTGGAAATCTACGCGATTTAAGCGTCGCCCTTACACTAGTTTTCCGTTACCGGAATTCTATGCAAATGAGAACCCGTTTTCCACCGCCCATGTGCAGAATGGCTTAGCCCTTCTGCGCCAACTGTTGTAACAGCAATCCTGCTGTTATAATCCCAGACCCTATATTTATACGGGTCGTACAGGAAGACAATATATGCCTCAGTTCGCTCCGGTCGTCATCAAAGACACCGCGGAAGTCGCGCACACCTATAATCCCGATTCGATCACGGGAGGTGTCGCCACCTTGGTGGAATCCACCGGTGTCCCCATTGGGGACAAGCGCATCACGATCTCGTCGACGAAAACTCAGGGGGATCGGCGTAAGCTGACCTTCAAGTTCTCGTTCCCGGTCGTGCAGGACGCAACCGTGAATGGGGTTGTGAAGCCCACCGTTGTACGCACTGCGTACGCTGATGTGGTCTTCTCTTTCTCGGGCGATTCGTCGCTCAAGGAACGCGGTGATGCCGCAGATCTCGTGTCGAACTTCTTCTATCTGAAGGAGCACGCACTTGCTGCTGCACTCATCAAGAACCTCGAAGGCCTTTACTAAGAACTCGCCGCTCCGGCGGTTAAACCACTGGAGTTGCTATGTTCGGAAATAATGGCCAGGGAGAGCGCATCGCGTTGGTAGCCCTTGTTGGGATACTGATATCGATTTGCTTTCTCGCATTCATCTTCTCGATGCCTAAGGCACCGGGAGCCATAATTGGAGTACCATATGGCACGTCCTCTTCGTCCAGCGCAACAATGCGCCAATACGATGATGCCCGAGGGAATAACAGAAATTCTCCGGGAGAAACTCCTCGCCCTTCGGTCGTACGCGAAAGCGGACTACCTGAAGGAGGAAGTGTTCTCTAAGTTTATTTCTGCCACCACTGATCCTGCTGAAACACGCAGGCAGAGGGCTATTAACAAATGGCTCTCTGTTGAGAGAGATAATGAAGCGACGAATGACCGCTTATTTTTAACTCCTGGGGAATATAACATTTTACCCCGGGTGCGGTTCGATCGTTTCGTCTCCTTTTGTCAGGATCTCATCATTGAGATCATTGGTGAAACGGCACCTGTTGATGCTCTTATTGGATCATTCTCGGGTGGTGCGTCGACAAGTCGCGCACGTACTGAAAGCCATCCGGCGAGTAAGTACCTCGGAAAAGCACACGTCACTCAACGAGCCCTAAGCGTCTTCACTGACATTGTCGATGAGATGCCTGGGTGGATTGGGTTCGGGGAGTCTCTAGAAATAGAGATTGTCCCCGGCAACGTGATGTTTACCGTTCCCAAGAAAACCGATATAGATCGGTGCGCTTGTAAAGAGCCCGATCTTAATATGTTCATGCAGAAGGGCATAGGCAGTCATTTTCGTGATTGCCTACGCGATATCGGCATAAACCTCAATGATCAGTCTATAAACCGATCATTGGCTCGTTCCGGTTCTCTAACCGGTGAGTTGGCCACATTTGATTTATCAAGTGCGTCCGATTCAGTGAGTACAGAGCTTGTAGCTCTTTTACTCCCCGAGTGCTGGTACACCCTCCTGGACTCTGTTAGGAGTCCGGTCACCATCATTGATGGTGAGGAACATCGGAACCAGATGTTTTCCTCGATGGGAAACGGTTTTACGTTTGAGCTTGAGAGTTTACTCTTCTATGTTCTCACGCGTGCTACCTGCTTCTTCCTTGGAGAACCTGGAGTCGTGTCCGTGTACGGTGATGACATCATATGCCCTACGGGCATATCCACTTATCTCCCGTTTGTCCTCGGGTATTTTGGTTTCTCCGTTAATTTGGAGAAATCACATTACACCGGAGACTTCAGGGAGTCTTGTGGAGGTCATTACCAAGCCGGTCGCGATATCACCCCTTTCTATGTTAAGGCGCCAATTCTTACGTTGGTGGACGTCATTCACGTTGCTAACCAGCTTCGTAAATGGGCCATCATCGAAGGCTACGCCATCCTTGACCCTGAGGTTGAGGATATATGGTTGTGGTTAAAGAGTTTGGTTCCCGCGCACCTTTGGGGTGGTGAAGATACTTCATTCAAGTACCAATTAGTGTCGAAAGACACTAGCTCTAAACGGCTTGTTCTTGCGACCAAGTCGAAGGGCACTGGTACTGGAGGTTTTCTTCATTGGCTTAATGCCACATGGGATCGAGATTCGGTGAGAGAAGGGGTTGAGACCTCCTCTCTTTCTCTTTCTAGTAATAGAATGAGACTTAGACCTACTCGAAACTCAACGGTACCTCAGTTGCCGGCTTACTTCATTCACGAGGTAAGCTGACGCCGAGTATAAATGACCGCGAGGTCATTTAATCTCCTCTAACGAGGAGTGGGG